CTTTCGTTTCCAATCCTCTGCATTTTGAATCTATTTACATACATTCAATCGCTTCCGGATAAGATGCGCAAGGACTTCCTTCACGGTCGGAAAGCATTCAGACTCCTCCCCGTTCTTGTGAACGGCGACGATATCCTCTTCCGCTCCGACCACGAACAGTACCAACGCTGGCTCGCCGCGACAAAGTCGGTGGGGTTCACCCTCTCTCTCGGAAAGAACTTCGTTCACTCCCGATACATGACGGTCAATTCCCTCCCGATTGTCTTTGATGAGTCAGTTCCCGCCCGTCTGGTAAAGACCGGCCGGATTACCTCGTGGACCCTCTCTGAGCCGTTCTCGGAGCAGCTCTCCATTCCAACCAAGATTCCTTGGGCTGATCTGGACGAGCTGGACGAGACGCATCCTTGGGTGTTCAAGAAGAGTTACAAGTTCCGTGTCCTCGGATACATCAACTTGGGGCTCCTCCTGAACCTGGCGGAGACAACCGACGAGCGAGGCCGTCACGGCCTCGTTCCCCTATCTTCATGGTATGAATGGGCAGTAATTGGTTCTATGGACCCTGTTAGGTCCCATAACCTCTTCCTCCACTACCACAAAGAAGGGATTGCTCGTCAGACCCGCTTCGGCAAGTGGACCCTTAACCTCTTTGCCCACCCGCTCCTAGGAGGCCTCGGATTCAAGGTCCCCGAGGGAGTAACCCCTCGGTTCTCAGAACCCCAGCGACACCTTGCGTATCGTCTCCTTGAGGCTGCCAAACAAGAGTTCGTTGGACCCGCCGAGGATCATCCTCTTCGACCCTTCACACGCTTAACGGCGATCAACACCGTGGAGACGTCTATCGGAACACTCGGGGCTCGTCGGTTCATTTCGGCGACTCTGGACGCTCCTGTAGGCCCGCTCGAAGATGGCCGCTCGCAGTTCGACTCCGACTTCACAGTCAGGGCCAACCCACTCGTGGTTGATTACTTCGAGCCGGAGCCTACCGAATTGGTAGCCTCCTGTCGACTCTCGAACGACGAACTCCGCCGACTCCTCAAGGGGTCGAACCACGGCCGCAAGGAACTTCTCCCCGTAGGGGAGATGACCTCCTTTCCCTATCGAATTGTCACTTACAAACCGAAAGAGGAAGAAGAGATCCCTGTGGCCGCGGAGTCAGCTCCCATCGAGTCACCCCCATCTCCTCCAACCATCGTCGTTGAACTGGAGTCCTGGGAATACCTGCCGGTGGTATCCCGGCCCTTTACCGCTTCGGATCTTCGTGAGACATCGCGGACCCTAAAGTCCATCAAGACGCCCACGACCTCTTCAGTCAAGGCCCGTCTCCGAGAAGACTATAGAGTCCGTGCCTCACAAGGTCTCCTTCCCGACTACACACCATCCCGAACAGGGAGGTACTCGAGAAAGGGAGGAAACAAGTGGTGAGGGCGATCCGTCCTGCCATGAGTCAGTTACTCTAGGGAGTCCACGCGTGGTTCATTCTGGCCCAAAACGGTGCCCATCAGGGCTTAATACTTCCGTACTAACCAAAATGTCGAACGACTGCACGGCGCCTACGGACTCTCGTCCGTGACGCGTGGATGTACAGTCTCCGAATTGTATCGGGTCTTCCCCACAATACAATAGCATGACTCGAAAGAATCAACATCAACCACTTAGGCGAAAGAGCCTACCCAGTCGTCCCGCCCGCATCCGCGGCCGTGGTGACTACACCACCGAGGTTCAGTCGATCTCGGACCCTGCCCGTCGTCTCGAAGCCAAAATCGATCACCTCGAGAGGTCCCTCGTTAAGAAGAACCTCACGAAGCTCGATGCAGCCTCAACGATCGGCAGAACCCTGGGAAACTTCGTCAACCAGGGTGACCTCGGTGCTTATGCAGCGTCGTCACTGGCGAAGTACTTCGGACACGGCGACTATCGAGTTAAATCGAATTCGCTCATGGCCGGAGATACTCACGTCGGAGCCACCTTTCACAAGGATGGACCACGCGGGACAAGGATCACAGAACGAGAGTTCATCGGAGACATCCGGTCGGGTTCGATCGTCGACGGTTCCACTATTTTCAATAGTCGAACCTTCGTCATCAATCCAACCAACGCGGAGTTATTCCCATGGCTCTCTCGACTCGCTCCCCTCTACGACCAGTGGCAGCCAAACGGCATCGTCATCGAGTTCGTCTCAACCTCTTCGGAGTACAACGGATCGTCGCAGGCCCTCGGTACCATTATCATGGCAACCGATTATGACCCATACGACACACCGTTCGCGTCCAAACCGGAGATGGAGAACTCGGACTATGCCTGTTCGACCAAGCCCGCCCTCAGCCTCGTCCACGGAATCGAGTGTGCACAGTCTGAAAGACCCAGTAAGATCTTGTATACTGACCTCCTTAACGGAGCTCCTAAAACAAGTACTTCGCTGGGTAGCTTTCAAGTAGCCACTCAGGGAATGTCGACGGCAGGAGTTTCCTTGGGAGAATTGTGGATATCTTACGATATCACGTTCTACAAGAAGCAACTCATGGCGTCGAGTTCCACGATTCCGGGCCTGTCGGCAATCGGCTCGTCTGGAAACGGGGATCCCCTCATAGCCGACGCGATCATCACTGCGAACGGTGGCAACTTCACGTTGACCACTGAACCCACTGGTATCCGCGTAAGCCTAGGGTCTCCTACCGCCGGGACGAGATTTCTCGTAGCATACTACCGAGTCATTGGAGTTCCCGAGGATTATTCTAACCTCGTTTCCCCCTCTGGACTGGTCGGCTGCACGGTACTCTCCGGCCGCATTGGCGGTTGGATTGCCGGTTCCGAACACGCGGGCATCACTGATGTCACCATCGAAGCCACGGGGGGTCCTCTGTCCTTCCTCACCCTTAAGACGGGCGAGTCCTCGATGAGTTCTCAATACACCTTCTGCGTCACGCAGATGGCTAATGACAACTTCTTCTGAGTACTCACCCCCCTCTATAGGTGGTGGTGGCCCTTCGGTCCCATCGGTCGGGTAGTCCGATTAACTACCCTACCCCCTTCTTGGATCAGTTGATCCGGAGCGGGGTAACTCCATTTAGAGGCTTCTCACCTCTCGGGCACTAAAGTGCTCAGGTCCTTCCCGGACCGGGGGCGGCCAACGGACACCCCACAGACTCATTAGAGTTGAGTCTGCAAAACTCTCCCTTCTTGGATCGTTCGATCCGGAGCGGGATAACTCCATATAGAGGCCTTTCACCTCTCGGGCACTTCCGTGCTCTGGTCCTTCCCGGACCAGGGGCGTCCAACGGTCGCCCCACAAACCCATTAGAGTTGGGTCTGCAAAACTCTTGGGGCTTCTCACCCCCAGGGTACCCAGTACCTGAACCTTTCGGCTCTAACTCACGGGTGGTCCGTCTAACCATCCGGCCCCCTGATTCAGTCTCGTAAGAGACCTGGGTCAGGGAGCAAACCCAAACAGAGGCCTTCCACCTCCCGGGTGCATTCTTTATAGTGTGCACACTGGGTCGTCTGATACCCTCACTTTCGACATCTGGGGACTCATCCCCCCACCTACGACCTCTCTTCCGTCTTGAGAGAGCAAATCGTATATGATTGATCATCATACGGACCCCGCCCGGGGCCCGATAACCAAAGATATCTCATGGAACTGGATTGGCATCCAGTTGTGGCACGCGTGAGCGCC